TTTCGTCGTGCATACAAATTCTTTTCAAGCATTGGTCCTTGTTCTTTAATGAATTGATTCATTAAATCTGCTTGTTTGTTTGCATCTCCTTGAATAGTTGCCATGCGATATGCATTAGTTAAACTTTTACCATCTTGTGTTAATAAACGTTTTCCTGATAAAAGTTGGTATTCTAATTCTGATCCAATTGATGATTCAATATTTAATAAATTTGTTCCTGCTGCATTTAGTTTCTCAATACTCATTCCTAAGGCTCTAGACTTTAAAACAGCTAATTCTAACGAACCCGGAATTCTACTATATTGCACTTGCATATCAGCTGTTAAATTACCAATATCTTCTGTTAATGATTTTTGTATTGATAATTGATCAATGCCCGTTGCTGCAGAAAATGATTCAGCTAATTTATTTTGAATAGCCAATGCTTCTATACCTGAATCTGCAACACTAGTAGCATAATATTCATAACCTTCTGCTGCTTGCTCTGTAATTTTTAAATTTTCGAGCATGTATTTTTGACCTTTAAGCAATGTTTTTTGAAAACTGTTAGCTTGGACTTTGGTAGATTGTATGAATCCGCTTGTCAAATCTTTTAAGTTTTCTGCATACTCAAATACCTTATCAGATCCGACGCCTAATTCAATAGCAACATTTCTTAATCGTTTTGCAAATGCTTGAGATGAAACGCTATTTAATCCAAATGATTTATTTAATTTGGAATTCTTTTCTTCTAAAAAAGTTATGTTTTTAACTACCTCTGTTAAACCAGATGCGTAATCTTCTTGTAACCCAATTACTTTACCCAATCCCATGGATAATTCATTGGTAGAAGTCATTAATGATTGCTGTACTGATGCATACTGATCAATTAATTTTGTAGCAGATGGTAAGCTTCTTGTTATACTTTCTAACATAGCTGCAAACTCTGCCTGTTTATCGCCAGGAGATGCACCTTGTTTCGGTTGCTGTTTTAACAAGCTCGTTATATTGTTTTGATTTTTCACATTACCTTAGTTAATTTATTATAAATATTTAATTAGGTAATTTCGTAATTTTTGATCGTGCCTCAAATTTATTTTTTAAACGTTCTGCAGCTTCTTGTTCATTAACCTGCATTTCATTGGTGCGTTTATTTAGTTTTGTTACCCAAAATCTACGAATATGAATTGGTAAATTGTATATAGTATCCCAATCCCAACGCCCTTCGCCAGCCCATAATAATTCAAATAGTTGATCGTGTAATTGTACTTGGTGTTCTGGTTTAAAACCAAAAAAGGTCTGATCCAATTTGAAACATTGCTTTGAAGGTGCCTCCATCTTCACCTTCTACTTCGACACTAAAATCAATGCCTGGTATATGTTCTGATAAATAGTTTCTAAAATTTCTTGCATCTAAAGCTAACATTTCATATTTTAAGTATTCTGAAATATAATTTTTATCTCGATTTTCATTAACTTGTTGAATTGATGCTAACATTAAATCTGATACTGCTCGTTCCGGATCAATATTTTTTGTTAATGCAAAAGTTAAAAATCTAAATTTCAATACATCATCTGTTGAAGTTCTATATTCAAATTCTCCATTTTCATCTGGTTGCAATGTAAATGGTCTAAAATTTAATTTGGATAAATCAATCTCTCGTTCAATTGTATTGTTAGTCTTAGGATCAGTTAATAGTACTGGATACATTTTACCATATCCATAAATTCTTGCAGATATCAATAAACCTTCTCGGTCTACCGGAGAAATGTCATCTACATGAACGCCGGGTGTAACAATCAATGATTCTAGCAATTTATCAAAAACAACTCCGGTCTTAAGATAATTTGAATTTGATAGAATATCTTCATCATATGCTGTCATATGTCGCATTTCAACTTTACCAGAACGCAACGGACTAGATTCAGGATAAATTAATCCTTTACTAGGCAACGTAATAACAACAGGCGGAACTTTTACTCGTTGTTGTTTTTCATAATTTTGTTGTGCTAATCTAACTAGATCTTGATTTTGCAATCTACTTGAAACGTTGTTACTCATAATATCCTTATAACTTTAATATAAATATGTGCGAACATAAAAAATGGGGGTGTTTAGCCCCCATTAACATAGCGTTTCTATTAGAAACTAAATAATGCCCAATCATAACGAAGTGTCATTTCAATGTTAACAACATCTTCAGAACTCCAATCCAATGTACCAAAATTTGTTTCTGTAATAAATGCATTTTTTAATGACCACTCTTCAATGATTTCGCCTAATGGTGAAAGTTGACGCAATTGAATATCTTTTTTATACATTGTAGAATATCCATCTCTACCTGTTACTGATTCATGATGTAAACGAACCCAATCCATAACAGACTGTGCGCCTGATGGAACAATTGCATCATATAATGTTACTGTAATAGAATTCCATACAGATTTTCCTTTTACGTAACGTTGAACATTGATATGATCTAATGTAATTTCACCATTTGATAAAGAAGGTTTTGCAGATGCTTTAATCAAGAAAGCAGGAATGCCTCCGATTTCCATAATAAATTGATGCTGTTTCTTCGGTTCCCAAGAATATGCAGCATCTTTGAAGTTTGCTTCAATACCATAATCTTCAAAATTTGAACCTGGATATACCGTATTTACGTTTTGTTCTAATGCCATTTCATTACCTTATTTTTAAATAAATATTGGCAACAGTAAAAAAGGTAGAACCGAAGTCCTACCTTTCTTAAAACTTTATATTCTACTATTCAGGGAAACTTGCTCCTGTTGGTTGAATATTGAAATCAAGAATAATAAATTCTGCTGTTCTTGTTGGTTGCAAAAAGATTTGACCATATAAAATGTTTTGATCAATTAAATCTGTTGTGTTATTTGATGCATCCATTACAACGCGGAATGCATACAAACCTTGTTGAGCTTTTACTTGTTCCATGTACGGATTAACAATGTTTAAGAATCTTGTACGTGTTGCATTTGTATTTTGTTCAAATACCAAATAACGAGTTGATGATGCAATAAATTTCTTAACCGCAATCAACAAACGACGCACATTTACGCGGTCTAATGCACTTGGCTTGGCTTGTAGTGTCTTTTGACCCCAAATTACTACTCCTTCGTTAGGGAAGTTCGCAATAGGATTAATACGCACTTCATACAATGAATCTCGATCTGATTGAGATAAGCGCTTATATGTATCAGAAACACTTGTTAAACCACCACGATTTAAACCAGCTGGTGCATACCATGGAGCTGAAATTTTATCATTAAATGCCAATACTCCTGGAACTACAACTGAAGGCGGTACCCAAGTTGGAACATTGTTTGCTGGATTAGTAATTCTTACCCAAGGCCAATATGTTGCAGTATAGCTACTATCAATTGTTGTTACTTGACTTGCTACTGTTGCAATTGTATCAGTCAATCTATTTGAATCCATTACATAGAATGTATCTTGACGATTTTCAACTAAATTGCGAGCCAACGTTGTTACTGCTGGGTGCAATGATTGAATGATACCCGGAGTAATCAACAAATTCATATCATAGTAATCAGTGTTACCTAACAATGTAAATGCTTTGTTGTATGCAACGGTACCGGTAGATGTTGAAGTTGAACAATCAAACCCAAATGTATTTCCTGCAGTAATATTTGAACCTGCATATTTAGGTAAGTTTGGACGAGCTCCATCAAAACCACCTTGGAATGGAACCATAAATTTACGTGTTGCTAATGCAACGTTTGTTGTAATGGTGCCGCCTGTTAATGCAGATTCAATTGATCCTGAATAAGCAGTTGCCAATGTTGGGAATGCAGCTTGTGCATCTTGACTAACATCTCCTAAATAGAAATCTGAATTGCTACCTGTAGTTGAACCCGATGTTGGAATTGGTGCTAAATAATTAATGTTGTTTTGTACTGTGTAATCAAATCCGTAATAATTATTTGCATTGAATATGTTTGAAACAACTTGCGATGTTGCATACGTTGCAGCTCTTAAATTCAATGATCCAGATGCCATTGGCATTGGCGAAGATGCAGCCCGGAATCCAAATGGTACCAATGTCTTATCATTGGCAGCAGTTTCAACTGCATCAGTTACTTCAACACGAATATATTTAGATGCATTTGGATAATCACCATTAACAATCAAATTGCCATTGTCATCAACTGTTTGGTAACGATCTCCAATCACTCTAGCAATATAGCGTGGTGAATTTGGATCTAAATTAACATTGGTAAATGATTCAACAATAGCAGGTGATGCATCTGTATCATTAGATGAATAAGGCGAACCAGGAATTCCTGGTGCTGGTGACAGTGTGTTTACTGTTCTTACTTCAACTGTAAATGTACCATAGCCGTTCGGATCTGAATTTTCAGATGCCAATCTAATATCACGAATACCTACTTTAACATCGTAGTTAACTGAGTTACCATGAGATAACGTATGGAATTTAAACAAGTTTTTAGTAACACTTCCAATTTTTTGTGAAGTAACCCATGGTGTTGCTGCAGTTTGGTAATCTTGCAAAAATTCAAAATTAGATAATATTGCTAATTCTGTTGTTACTTGTCCAATGTTTGCAAATGCTGATGCAGCATTATAATTTTCATATTCAACGTAAACTGGATAATCTAATGATTTTGGAGATGTTCCAAATACTTTACTTAAATATCTATTGCTTGTTTGAACAATTGATGCAGATACCGTAGCACTATTTCCTGCTAAAAATGCACTAAAGCCAGGTACTGTTGTATCAGTTGCAAATGAACCTGAAATTCTAAGTGCAAATGAACCAGAGCCAGCATCAAGTAATACAGATGTGCCAAATAAATTTGTTGCTGCATTATATGTTACTGGAAATGTTGGGTGTAAAACGTGTGTTACTATTTGAACGGCGCTAGCGCCTGATCCTGATTTTGCAAGAATTGCTAATGCACCGTTGGTTAATTTATAACCATCTTCATACAATAAACGTGTTACCGTAATTACATTTCCATTACGCAAATAGTCATTAACAACAAAAGGAACATATGAATCAGTTGTAAATGATCCAAATGTTTCAACGAATTGTCCAAATGATGTAATTTGCGTAGGAATAAGTGCAGGACCTTTTACTGTTGGTCCTACGATTGCTGCACCAATTTGTGCAACGCCACCAGCTAAAAACGATTGATCTACTTCGTTTGTAAATACGCCTGGTGAAACTATTCTTTCTGCCATTTAATACTCCTATGATTTTTTTATATAAATATGTGTTTATTCAGCCAAACCTGAATCAGGAGTAAATGTTCCGTCTGCAATATTGATCTGCCCTTCGCCATATCGTTCGCGCATTTTATCTAGAAGATCTGATTCTTGTTTTCTCAATGATTCAAATTGATCTAAATATTTGTCTTGTTCAGCATTCATTGCTTCCAATTGACGCGTTAACAAATGAAGTTCAATTGCAATATTACCAAGTGTGTTAGCATTTTTTGCAAATGTATCACGTAGGTTTTGAATTTCTTCTAGATGTTCTTTATCTAATTTTCGCGTCATGGTGATTATTCTACTGATGTAATTTCACCTGTTTCTGGATTGATGCTTGATTTGCCATATTTATCAAATACATCTTTAGTAAATGTTTGTTCTGCAGTTGCAAGTTCTGTTAAGAATGTTTTAGCTGCATCATGGCGCTGAGCTAATTGCAATTTCATCAATTCAATTTCTCCTAATTCAGCAATCAATGATTGTGTTTTAGTTTGAATTTCTTTTAATGTTGCTAATTCGTCTTCTGACAAAAATTTTGTTTCTTGTGACATGTTTTTCCTTTTTATAACTTATGTATTATTAATATAATTGATTTATTTGAAAAATCCAAATTTATTGCGTAATAATTGTTACGCCAATTTCTTCAGCAACGCATTCATTAACATATGCATTATCTTGTCCCCATGCAGCAAATTGCTCTTCAGTTAAAGTATAATTGCCTTGACGTAATTGTTTTCCGTCTTCAGTTAATAACTGATAGTATGTAGTTGCAGTCGTTGCATCAGTTGAAAAATTAAGTACTAATACAGTCATTCTAGTTGCTGTACCTTCATTAAGTGGGAAAACAATTGGTTCAATTGCTACTCCTTGTGGTGTTGTTGTTTGCATAATGCTTTCTTTTAAATGGTTGGTATTTCTACTATATCAAATGTTGATCCGGCGCTCATTGCTTCTAATGATCCCGTAATTTCATTTGTTGCATACATTAAAAATTTATTTACTACGTTGTTTGCTACATTGTCTACTGATGCAGCTGCATTTGAAACATAAAATGGTAAACATGCAATATAACTGCTTCCACTTGCGTAAGCATCTTTTGATGCGTACATGAAACAATCAATTGGTGTTTGATCACCACTTAATGGTAAATGTAGTACTAAACGGAAATATGGGTTTGTATATGTTCCTGAATTGTACTGGAATGTTGATGTTGCTTGAATTGCCATAATTTTATTTCTTTATAATAAATATGATTAAATTCCAAAACGTGCTCTT